TGGAGCATAAAAATGGCTAAAAAATCATCATTAGGAGTTTCAAATTTTAGAGGGTCTACTAGAAAAAAGAGAAGAGGCAGACATTCTAAAAGTCCTAATAAGTCTTTTAAAAGAAGTTTTAAACCATACGTTGGTCAAGGGCGAGTTTAATGTTATCAGGTGAATTTGTCATAAGAAAAAATGGCAAATTAGAAAAATATCAAAACTACAATGATATTCCAAATCAGTTTGAACACTTAATATCATTTAAACCTGATTATCCACCTGAACCGCACACCGAAGAACAACACAATCACATATCAAAATTTAATGATTACTTAAAGGAGTTAATGTCACGTGCCAGCGATAACTAGAATAGGCGATGCTGATGTACCTCATTGTTCTGGTATGACGAGAGCTGAAGGTTCTCCTAATGTTAGAGTAAATGGAATACCTATATCACGTCAAGGCGATAATAATACAGGACATTTATTACCACCAGCTCCTTGTCCATCTCATTCAGCACCTATTGCAGTTGGTTCAACAACAGTTTTTATTAACGGCAAAGGTTGTGGTAGAGTAGGAGATGCTGTATCAGGTTGTACTAGTGTGGCTGAAGGTTCTCCTAATGTCTTTGCTGGATAGTGTATAAATATTAGTGTATGGCAAACTTTGACGCTTCAGTAACAAATAATAGTAAAAGAGCTAATCGAATCTATAAAGATTTAGATTTAGATTTTGGCAGAAATGTTGTTACAAGTGATGTTAATAAATTAACAGATGTAGAGGCAGTAAAAAGAAGTGTTAGAAATTTAATTCAAACTAATCACTTTGAAAGACCTTTTCATCCAGAAATTGGGGGTAATGTTCGTTCAATGTTATTTGAACCAGTTTCACCTTTAACAGCTTTAAATTTACAACGACAAGTTGGTGAAGTTTTAAAAAATTTTGAACCAAGAGCAAAAATAATACAAATTTTGGCTCGACCTGATTTAGATAGAAACGCATATAATTTAAGAATTAGTTTCTATGTTGTTGGATCGCCAGAACCTGTAACAGTAGAAACATTTTTAGAAAGATTAAGATAAAATGGCAAGTAATAAATTAAATGTATCAGATTTAGATTTTGATGATATAAAAACCAATTTAAAAACTTTTTTACAAAATCAACCAGAGTTTTCAGATTATAATTTTGAAGGTTCTGGCTTTTCAATTTTATTAGATTTGCTTGCTTATAATACACATTATCTAGGATTTAATGCCAATATGTTGGCAAATGAAATGTACCTAGATTCAGCAGACGTTAGAAAAAATATTGTTTCATTAGCTAAGATGTTAGGTTATACACCAACTTCAGCAAAAGCACCTGTTGCCGATATTTCTATTCGTGTAAATAATGTAACTTCAGGTACTTCATCTTTAACTATGGATAAAGGAACAGTATTTACTTCAACCGTTGAAGGCACATCTTATCAATTTATTACAAACGCAGATATAACAATTACTCCTACAGATGGTGTTTATAATTTTTCAAACGTATCTCTTTATGAAGGTACTTTAGTAACATATAGATACACAGTTGACAGTTCTGATCCAGACCAAAGATTTATTATACCAAGTGAATTAGCAGATACAACTACTTTGAAAGTACAAGTTCAAAATTCTTCAGGTGACGCAACCACAAGCACTTATACAAAAGTTACAGGATTAACTTCTATTGATTCAACGTCTAAAGTTTATTTCTTACAAGAAAGTGACGAAGAAAAATTTGAAGTATATTTTGGTGATGGTGTTTTGGGTGCTTCTTTATCTGATGGTAATATTGTCATATTAGAATATGTTGTAACAAATAAAGAAGCTGCTAACGGAGCTTCTACATTTACATTGTCAGGAAATATAGACGGATTTACAGATGTTACAATCACTACAAACTCGGCTGCTCAAGGCGGTGCTGAACCTCAAACAAAAGAATCAATACGTTATAACGCACCTTTACAATATTCCTCACAAGATAGAGCCGTTACTACTGGTGATTATGAAACTTTAATACAATCTCTTTATCCTAACGCACAATCAGTATCAGCGTGGGGCGGAGAGGATGATGAAACTCCTATTTATGGTGTTGTTAAGATTGCTATAAAGGCTGCTTCAGGTTCAACACTTACTGAAACTACAAAAGCAAGTTTAGTTACACAATTACAAAAGTATAACGTTGCTTCGGTAAGACCAGTTATTGTAGATCCAGAAATAACAAAAATATTAATTACATCAACTGTTAAATTTGATGAAAGAGCAACAACTAAAACAGCAGACACATTAAAATCAAATGTAATTACTACTTTAGATAATTACAATTTAACTACATTACAAAGATTTGATAGTGTGTTTAGACATTCAAAAGTAATTAAACAAATAGATGACACTGATACATCTATTTTATCAAATGTTACAACTATAAAAATCAGAAAAACATTTACACCTACTTTAAATTCATCTACAAGATATGACATTTATTTTAGAAACAGTATTTACAATCCACATACAGGTCATAAATCTGGAGTGGGTGGTGTGATCGCTACTTCAGGATTTAAAGTTGATGGCGACACAACAAATGTTTATTACCTTGATGACGATGGATCAGGAAACATTAGAAGATATTATTTTGCTGGAACGGTTAGAACATATGTTAATACTACACAAGGTACGGTTAACTACACAACTGGTCAAATTACAATTAACTCTTTAAATATTTCAAATGTTGAAAATATAAGAGGTGCTTCATCTACTGTAATTGAAGTCACTGTTGAATCTGCTTCTAACGATATTGTTCCAGTAAGAGATCAGATTTTAGAAATAGACACAGCAAATTCAATTATTAATGTTGTGGCAGATACTTTTGTTGGTGGTTCTGCTGATGCTGGAGTAGGTTACACAACAACACCTAGTTACACATAAAAAAATGGCAAAGTTTACGGATAAAATATCCAATCTGATTAATAGTCAGGCTCCTGACTTTGTAATAGAGCAACACCCAAAATTTTTAGAATTTTTAAAACTATATTATACGTTTATGGAATCTGCCGAGTTGGTGGTAACTTCGGTACAGACTACAGATGGCATTCAATTAGAAACTGAAACTGCTCAAACAAATGAATTATTATTAGATGGTTCTAAACTTACGTCTGAAAAAACACAAGAAGATGCTGGTGATAAAATAATTTTAGAAAGTTCTGCCTTTGGTAAATTTACAAGGGGCGAAACTGTTACAGGACAAACATCAAACGCAACAGCAACTATTCTTGCTGAAGATTTAGATAATAGTCGTTTATATATTTCTGCTCAAAATAAATTCAAAATAGGTGAAACAATTTTAGGAAGTTCTTCTAGTGCTTCTGCTATTATCAATAATTATAAACCAAATCCTGTACAAACAATTCAACAACTTTTAAATTTTAGAGATCCAGATAAAGTTATTTCTAATTTCTTAACAAAATTTAGAAATGAATTTTTAAATACTTTACCTGAAAATTTAAATTCAAGTGTTGATAAAAGAAAACTTATTAAAAACATTAAATCTTTATATCGTTCTAAAGGTACAAGTCGAGGGCACGAAATCTTTTTTAGGTTATTGTTTAATGAAAAATCAGAAACAATTTATCCTAGAGAAAATATTTTAAGAGCATCCGATGGTAAATGGGATAGTAAAAAGATATTAAGAGCAATTGCTATAATAGGCAATACAGGAGATTTAGTAGGTAGAACAATCACTGGTGAAACTTCAGGCGCAACAGCTATTGTAGAAAACGTTTTTAGATTTCAAATAGGTGCTAATGAAGTTTCAGAATTTATTTTAAATGCTGATACTATTTCTGGTACTTTTCAAACAAGTGAAGTTTTAAGAGGTACAGCAACAGATGAAGATGATATTTTTATTAAAGCCACTATTACAGGTATTCCTTTTACTAGATCAATTATTAATGATGGAACTTTATATACCCAAGGCGAAGACATAACGGTTACAGGCGGTGGACAAGGAGCCATCGTACAAGTGGATGCTGTCGGTCGAGGAAGTATAACAAATTTTGTAATAGACAACGGTGGAACAGGATATGAAATTGGAGATGACATTATTTTTACAAACACAGATACAGGTGGTGGTTCTGCTAGAGCAAAAGTTTCACTTGTCAACGGTGGATTTACACAAGAAGAATCAACTTCAACAGTTGACGATCATATTGTTTTAGAAGATGAAACAATAAGAGGTGATTCATATACAGGAAATAAACTTGTACAAGAAAGTGGCACAGGTGTTGGTGATGTTACTGATATAAGAATTATAAGTGGTGGAAATAATTATCTATCTCTACCTATTGTACAAGTTGATGATAGTAATGGCTCTAATGCTCAAATATTTGCCTATGGTACTGAAATTGGAAGAGTTCAATCTATAAAACTTGTTGAACCAGGAGCCGAATATCAACAATCTCCAAGTCCTCCTACATTAGCACTAAGAACAAAAATTTTAGTTACAGATATTTCAGGTACATTTACATCTGGAGAAACAGTAACAGGTATTGCGAGTGACGGTTCTACAGTTGTTTCAGGTACATTTATATCTTTAAATAACAACACTCAAATTTTGACATTGAGTGGTGTAGATGGTACTTTTGGAACTGAAACAACATTAACAGGTTCTACTTCAGGACAAACAGCAATTGTAAGATTGTTTGACCAATCAACAGCAACAATTACTGTAAATTCTGTAATTGACACAGATGGTACGTTTATAAATGAAGACGGCTGGTTATCAGAAACAACTATGAGAATACAAGATAGTTTATACTATCAGGACTTTTCATATGTTATTAAAGTGGGTCGTTCTATTAATGACTGGAGAGATTCATTTAAAAAGACAATGCACACTTCTGGATTTTATTTTTCTGGTCAAGTGGATACAGTTACACAAGTTAACGCACAATTAAGAAGTATTACAGGATTAAATTCAAGTATTGATTATGATGGTCCTGCGTTAATCATCAATACATTGTTCTCTACGATCTTTGGAAGAAGATTAGGAACTTTAACAGATGGTTCGACTTTAAGAGTATCACCACAAGTAGGTGCTGATCCAGACTTTACAGATAGTACAATTACACCATTTGATAAGACAACAAGAGATGTTACATTAACACAACGTATTACTTTAAATTTACCTATATACAAAGAGTATCCAGTTACAATTAGAAGTAACTCAACTAAATTTGGTATACCTGTAGCAGGTCCTACATTTAAAAGTATTGGAAAACTTGTATTAGGTACAAATTTTGCTAATCAAACTTCTATTCAAACACTTAATGCTTTAAGATTAGGTGGTACATTTAATAGTAGTATTGA